GGGCTTATTACGATAACAAGGGTATTGCAGCAGGGTCTTTAGCTGATAGAGCTTATACTTGGTGGAGTGGAGTTATTACATAATGATCTTTGATCGCGCTGTAGCTATGGATGATGGTCACTTTGTTAGTGAAAAGGTGGCCTATATTTCTGAGATTATTAAGGATTTCAACCCATACTTGCAGTTAGTTTGGATTCCGCCTGAGAATCGCCAGGAAAATGACGACACCCCTCCTTTTGCTATTATGGATACCACTCCTGGGAAGGCTCCTTATGTAGTATTTACTATTAAGGAGGACGAACTTGACGAGCGAGTATTGGCAAAGTTGTTTCAAGGAGACCTTGCCCACAATGATGTACTTGCTCGCTTGGAAGCAGAAGAGAGAGCAGCGGAAGTTCTCAAGCTTAAGAGACAAATGGAAAAGGCTGAAGAACGTCAGGACTTTGTTCGATCGGTAGTAGGCTCTGGTAAGCATTCGTTCCGACACAATGGGAGGATTATTCCGACGTGAAGGTTTCGGATGTTGTTACACGAGTACAACGTCAATTTGGTGATGAGGCATCTGTCCAAATTGACGAGAACGATATTATGCGGTGGATCAATGACTGTGCTAAGGAAATTGCGGTACAGAATGATTTAGGTGCGGCTGTAGCCACGCAAAACTCTGTCATCGGTCAGAATCTTTATATTGCTCCTGCTGATATGCTTGCAATTCGCTCTATTTATTATAATAGTGCTAAGCTAGATTTCTACACTCGTCAAGAATATGATGCCTATATCAACACGAATGACCCTACTGAACTACAAAGTGGTGATCCAATTCTTTACACCAGGCATGTAAACGACTTACTGTTGTACCCTAAGCCGTCTAGCGTGCAGGCTATTAAGATCTGGTATTTCCAGCGGCCCACTGAGGTAGACGATGTAAATGATAATCTACCATTTGCAAATGAATACCATTTGAGAATTGTCGAGTACTGTCTCCAGCAAGCATATCAAACTGACGAGGATTGGGATGCTGCGGAACGCATGAAGGGACAATTTGAAGATGGTATGGTTCGTCTTAAGCAATTAGAGGATGCTGACGAAGAAGAGTTTTATCCTATGATTACTGTGCTCCCTGAAGATTCTGGTTGGCCGTACTAATGCCAGGGGAACCGATTAGATTGGGTCCGTTTGTTGGTGGGATTAACCAACTTTCGGACCCTACTGCGCTACAGGATAATGAACTAGTAGATGCTGTTAACTTAGACTTAGACCTAGATGGTTCGTACATTGGCCGTCCACCTATTTATTCAGTTGCGCAGCCTTCTTCGGGTAATGGTGTTGCACTTCTAGGCTATTACATTACGGCGTCGCATACTCGTTTAATTGGATATAATAGCTCAGGTATTTGGATTTTTGAGAGCGGAGCTTGGTCAATTGTCCCAGGAACATCTACAGTCATTCCAGCGGCAATGGTCCAATACGACGATAAAGCTTATATTATTGCTTCTCCTTTATCCGCTGGTGCTGGTGGGTATATCGACGATAGTGCAATATATAACGTTGTATCTGCTATTAAAAAAGGCGGGTCCGCAGTCGTACACAAGGAACGTCTCTTTGTAGTTCCTGGACCGGATGCTACTGGTACTAACGCAACTCTGCTACAGGGTTCAGCACCCGCTGATTTTACTACGTATCCTGTATCTATCTATATCAATAAGGGTGACGGTCAAAAGTTAATGGACATTATTGTCTATAACGATAACCTGCTCTTGTTCAAGGAAGATAGTACGTATGTACTGGCTTACGATGCAGACCCCACACAGGCTATTACTCGTAAAGTTAACTCGGCGATCGGTGTAGCTGATTCTAACTGTGTAGTGGCGTATGAGAACCAGCTTTATGTACTTCACAGAAACAATGTCTATGAAGTTGTAAACTACGATTTCGCCAAGATTAACTCTAAGGTTCCGTTTGTATTTGACAGTACTAAGCCTGGAACATGGCGTTTTCCTGTATTCTGTACTTTATTGGGTGACAGGTTGATTGTTAAATACTACGCTAGAATCTATGTATTTGGTCTGAAATCTAAGGTCTGGACTAGATGGGATACAGGAACTAAATATCCTGGCCCTGCTGTAGCCGTCCCTATTCGTGATGAAGGCCAAGCAGTTCCTACATATTATATGGCATCATCTGTTCTTAGCGATGTGAACGTGACCGCATACGATAAAAAGGTATACGGATTCAGGGATATCTATGACGCTACCAACACCGAGACTATTAACTGCTCTATCCTAACTAAGAACTATGATCATGGTGTTCCTCATAGGTATAAGCGGTTGTACTGGTGGGGTGCTGATATCTCTACTATCAGTGCTATTACGGGTACAGTTCAGCCAGTTGTTGTCAATTTCTCAGTGACGTGGGATCAATTAGCGACATACACCTGGGATCAAATCGCTGCAAATACCTGGGATCAGCCTCTTAGTGTGCCGGTTGTTGTCCAAACCGTTAGAGGTGCTCAATCTGCTTTGCGCAAGTTTGCTAAATTCCTTAAGCCTTTACGGTTTAGACAAGTTAACTATAAGGTAGAATTCTCTTACGATGGTACTAATATCTCTGGACCAGTTCGATTCTTTACCATAACTTCTATTATCGGAACTAGGCAGCATGTTTCCAAGTCGTTGACTTAGGGGGTATACTTTAGATATGAGCAACAGTTCGTATGCTGCTGGGTCTAAGACCTATCGTGGCGTAAGTTCTGCTCCAAATATTGGACCGGTAACTAATACTGAGGGATATGCGGAGCGCGACCTTAAGTATAGGACTCGCAGAAGGAACAATGCTTTACTGAAGCGTATTCAGGCAAAGCAACAAAAGAAGTATATGTCGTCCGATTATCTTAGTGCCCCGGAGAATAGGACTCTGTAATGGAAAGATTAGAAGGACATTCTAGTAGTGCTCCTGCCCCGCCTGCTCCACCTCCGCCTACGAATAGAATTGCTCGTAGGAAAACTCGTACATCCGGTAGTAGCGGTAGCAGAAGTGACCTTCGGGATAGTTCATTGCGCCGTCGGTCGTATAGTGGTGGACAGTCTCGGAGTAATAGCGAAAGTACTCCCAGAACTGTAAGTAATACTTCTAAGATTGTGCAGCCTCCTGCACCACCTAAGCCTGCTCCCCCGCCGAATAACGCTAGTTGGCTTCGTAGTGATTCTACCTATCAGCGCCAATTAGCTTCTTACGGTAAGGCATTAGCTGATTTTCAAGCTGAGCAGGGATTATCACGTACTGACTACGACACTAACTACCAGAATACGCGACGGGATATTGGCCTTGCTAAGACGGATGCTCTTGGTGATCTTGAAAATGATTATGCCGCTCGCGGCCTTCTTCGTAGCTCGTTATATAACACGGACGTTGGTAAGCTCAATCAAGAGTACGGAAACCAATACGCTGACCTTGATAAGCAGCGAACCGCATTCTTGGACCAGTTAATGCAGCAGTTAACCGGCTTTAAGAACGAGCAAAGTACTCAGCAGCAAAATGCCATGCAAGAGGCTCTACGCCGTAAGGCAGAAAAGTATAACCTCTAATGGAACGTGAAAGCAGAGCCAGGAACATCAACCTGAGCGATAGCGACTTAGCTAGGTTACTTTCGCAAGGACAACCTGGAAATATTACCGGTGCTGCTAACAACCCTGCCCGTTTAATGGTGCAAGGTCAGCCCGGTAATGTTACAGGCGGTCGTGCTGGATTACCTGGCATTCTTGGAATGTTAACTTCTCAATCTTCTTCTCCTGAGGCCGCATTAGCTAAGCAGCGGCAAATGGAACGTGACTCTTTTGGATTAGCTCCTGCTAATGCTTCTCCTGTAGCCGGTGGTCAAAATCAAGTCCAACTGATTATGGCTCAGTTACAGAAGCTGTTAACTCAAGGGCCTGGTGGCGGAACTGGTTTTTCGCCTATGTCTTTGCCTACCTTTGATCCTAACAGGTATAAGAAGCAAGCTGAAACTGCCGTTAGCTCTCAATTTGATCCTATTATTGAGCAGATTATGGCTCAACAAAAGGCTACACAAGGTAGGGCTGCTACCAATAAGCAAGCTGTAGCCGGGTTGTACCAGGGTGCTGTTAACGATATTAACACTGGTGCTGCTCAGACTCAAAAAGATTATGACCAAACCCAAGCTCAATCCAAGCAATTATACACAGATGAGCGAAATCGAATTGCTGCGGCTTATGCTGCGGATGCTGCTGCACAACGGGCGCAGGCTAAGAAGTTGGGTACGGAAGCATTAGGTGTTGATCAAGCTATTGCACAACAAACTGCCGATAAGAACTTTGCAGACCAAATGGGCTCTCAGCAAATGCAAAGTTCTCAAGCCGCATTGGGTCAACAAGAAGCTGCTGCCGCTCAATATGATAAGTCAATTGCCCAGGCTACAGGCGCTGAGGGAATTGAAGCTCAAGGTGACATTATGCGTCAGCTTGAAGATTATATGTCTCAGTCTAATTCTGATCTTGCTAATACACGCTCTCAGGCTGCTGGCTCTGTTAATGACCTTATGATGAAGTTAGCTCAAGCTGCCTACGATCGTGATGCCGCTAATACTCAATTCCAATATGGTCAGCAACGGGATTACATTGGTGATCAAAAAGACCTATACCAAATGCAGCGACAGGCTCTAATGGATCAGTTAGAGGCCGCTCAAAATGCTAGCGGATCTAGCTCTACTGATAAGCTTAATCCCTGGCAGTCTGTAGCCCTGTTTGCTGATCAATTACGGCCTGGTCAAGGGTCGGATATTGTAGCAGCAATTCAAGGCGCTATGTCGCAGCGGCAAGAAATCTCTGGTATCAACCCCACTGATGCTAGTGGGAACCCAATTAAAATGAATCCTGCTCTGTTCGCTCAGCTTATCGCTGATAGTGACGCTGCTAAGGGCATGGACCGTAATACTGTAATGCAGGTTTCTCAGGAACTTTACCGTTTACTATACGGGACGTAATATGACGTATGTTGAGGATTATGTTAAGAGGTTGCAACAGATTCAGGCGTCTAACGTAGCTGGATCAATGTTGCCACAACCCGCTAGCAGATCTGAATTAGCCAACTTAATCTTGCAAAAGGCCCGGTCAGACTTCAGTGTCGCCGGGCCTCCAAGTATGCCCGAAAAGAAAAAGAAATCTCTTGGCGGTAAGGCTAAGAGTTTTGCACTAGAGGTAATTGATAAGCTGGCTCGCCCCAGCTACGCCTTTAATGAAGCTGCTGATGTGGCGTTCAATGAAGAGGATAATTCAATTGGAGACGTTCTTAAGGGAGCTTGGAGAGGACTTAAGGGCGAGGACCAGACTTCTTATGTAGATGTACTGCAACATCAGTACGCTAACGACGTATACG